CTAAAAAAGAAGAACCTAAAAAAGAAGAAGTTAAACCTGCAGAAACTAAACCTGTTGAAGATAAATTTGCAGCATTATCTAAGACTATTGAAACAGTAACTAGTGAAATTCAAACAGGCGGTATTAGAACTAAAGAAGGTGCTGAAAAAATGGCATCTCTTGGTCCTGCAGGGGTGGATTTAGAAAAAGCAATTAAGGCTCATAAAGATGCAACTACTGATCAGCAAAAAGCCGATGCAATTAATGCTGAAAATACTGCTATTGCAAAAATTAAAGATTATCAACAAAGTAAAACGTTTATTGAACAGCAGCAACAGCATGCAATAATAACTGCAAAAGCTGGATTTAAAGATATTGATCCAATTAAATCAACAGAAGAACTTAACAAAAAACTTTTTGGTGCATTAAAAGTTGACGGTATAGAGAAAAAAGAACAAACTAAAGAACAACCTAAAGCTCCTGAAAAAGTTGAAGAGAAAAAAGAAGAAAAAGGCTTCTTTGATTCTGTGTCGGATGCGTTTGGCAAAGTTGGGTCATCGATATCTGGATTATTCAAAGATGATAAACCAGCGTTTGCAAAAGGTAACGTAACATACGAAGAAATTTCGCAAGAAGAAAAAGATGCTGCAGATAAAAGATCTCAAGAAGGTATTGGCAAAGTAGATAATAGTCCAGAAGCAATTGAAGCACAAAAAGCAGAAATTGAAAGACAGAAAAACTCCGGAAGATATAAAGAAAAAGAACCAGAAAAACCTAAAACTGATGATCTTAAAAAACCTGCAGATACTAAAGAAGATGCACATGTAAAAGACATGTATAAAAAGTTTGGTCTTGAAACGTTTAAAGATTATAATACTAGGATGGATGCAGAATCAAAAGTTGCAAAACCTGCATTAAAACCCGATGAAGTTAAAAAAGACGAAAAAACTAAATTTGGTATTGACACTAACGCAACGCCTTTTGTAAATCCTGAAGAAATTGCCAAACATGTTGCATCTAAAACACTACAGCCTGACTTTTCTAAACCGTTTGCTAACATAAGTGAACAGTTACATGGTGTTAACAACGCGCCAATGTTAAGTCATGAAGACATATTTGCTAAAGCGCAGGACATGTTTAAAACACCAGATATTAGTAACGTCTTTGAGTCTGCTAGTGACACAATGTCAAAAATGTTTAACGAAAACAAAATGTTTCCAGACATTAAACCTATTAACGTAGATCAATCTGCAACTGATGTAAAACCTGCATCAGCAGTGGATAGCTTAAAAGATAAATCTAATGCAATTGCAGATTCAATTAATGGTCTTAAGTTACCTACTGATGTTGCAGCTCCTGAAGAAAAGACAGAAGATAAAGGATTCTTTGATACAATTTCGGATACATTTAGTAAAGCCGGATCGTCGATATCAGATTTCTTTAAAGATGATAAACCTGCTGTAGCTATAGAGGATGTAAAATCTAACCCTAATAATCAAACACCTGAAGAACAAGCAAAAGTAGCAGCCGCAATAAAAAAATTAGACAAAGGTGCTACTACTCGAGCAGAAGCCGAAGCAGAAAAGGCTAAATTAAAAGATGCTAACACTACTGTAAAAGAATCAGAAAAACCTAAATTAAAAGATGCTACTGCTACTTTAAAAGAACCAGAAAAACCAGTTATACCTCCAGCAATAGTTAAACCTAAGTCTAAGGAAGACCAACATGTTGATGCAATGTATAAAAAGTTTGGCATTGAACGATTTGATGACTATAATTCTCGCAAATCAGCTGAAGTTAAAAGCGCACATGCTCAAATTAAAGATACAACACCAGACAGATCAGGAATAACTGCGCAAGATGTTACTCCACCAAAACCAGCTGAGCAGCCACAACCGGCTGCGCAGCCACAACCAGTTGCACCTCCAGTAGTGCAAGCACCTGTTGCTAAAGACGTAACATTAAAAGATTTGCACGATGCGTTAATGCAGTTAAATAAGACTATGGGACAAATGGCTCAGCATACAGATGATATAAGCAATAATAGCCGCAAACAAATCCAAGCAACAAAAAGTATAACTGGCAATAGATACGCATAAAGATTAAGGAAATATATATTATGGCATGGCGAAAACACTTTTCACCAATTGACACAAACGGTGAAGTATCACGTACAGTTGGATTATCAAACAATTCAAAAGCAGGGCCTGCTAGAACTAACTATTCTAGCTACCTGCCTGATGTTTATACTGGTAGTCCAAATCGTATTGAACGATATCAACAGTACGAAGTAATGGATAGCGACCCGGAAATTAATGCAGCATTAGACATTCTTGCTGAATTTTGTACACAAAAGCTAAAAGATGGAAAAAGTCCATTTACAGTTAGATGGAATAGTAAAGGTACTAATTCAGAAATACGAATTTTAGGTGAATACTTACAACAATGGAACAAATTACAACAATTTGATACTAAAATCTTTCGCATTGTTCGAAATGTATTTAAGTATGGTGATGCATTCTTTGTTAGAGATCCTGAAACACAGAAATGGAGTTGGGTTGATCCTAGTAAAATTGTAAAAATCATTGTAAATGAAAGCGATGGAAAGAAACCTGAACAATATATTATTAAAGACTTAGCTCCTAACTTTGAAAATTTAGTTGCTACACAGATAACTCCTAATATTAATCCTAGACAATCGGGCGGCGGTATGACCTCAGGTGCAGGATATATGGGATCACAAAGCGCACAACGAGGTGCATCAGGACCGTATCCTAGTGCTAGTTCGGGATCTAGATTTGGTATGGCTGAAACAGAATACGCAATTAACGCCGAACACGTTGTACATTTATCATTATCAGAAGGTTTAGATAACAATTATCCGTTTGGTAACAGTTTATTAGAGAATATTTTCAAAGTTTATAAGCAAAAAGAGCTTTTAGAAGATGCTATTTTAATTTATCGTATACAAAGAGCTCCTGAAAGACGTGTTTTCCACATTGACGTAGGTAATATGCCAAGTCATTTAGCTATGGCGTTTGTAGAAAGAGTTAAAAATGAGATACATCAACGTAGAATTCCAAGTCAAAGTGGAGGCGGTCAGAACGTTATTGACAGTGCATACAATCCATTATCAATAAATGAGGACTATTTCTTTCCGCAAACTGCAGAAGGACGTGGTTCTAAAGTTGATACACTACCAGGCGGAACTAATCTAGGTGAGATCGACGACTTAAAATTCTTTACAAACAAATTATTTCGAGGTTTACGGATACCAAGTAGCTACTTACCAACAGGTGCAGATGATTCACAAGCAAGTTTTAATGACGGACGTGTTGGTACAGCATACATTCAAGAGTTAAGATTTAACAAATACTGTGAAAGATTACAAAGTTTGATTACAGAATCGTTTACAAACGAATTTAAAATGTATATGTTCTCTAGAGGAATGAACATTGATGCTAATCTATTTGAATTAGCGTTTAATCCTCCAATGAACTTTGCCAGTGCTCGGCAAGCAGGATTAGATTCAGAAAGAATTAATACGTTTAATACAATACAAGCCGTACCTTACATGAGTAAACGCTTTGCACTTAAGAGATTTTTAGGATTAAATGAAGATGAAATGGCAGAAAATGAAAGATTATGGGGTGAAGAACAAGGTAAAGGCCAGCCTACACATACAGATGCTGCAGGCGAACTGCGTAGTGCAGGGTTATCCGCAGCAGGTATGGAGGGAGACTTAGGTATGGCAGGAAATCTAGCCGCTCCTGCTGATATGGGAATGGGCATGGATGCAGGAATGGGCGGCATGGGCGGTGGCATGCCTCCAGCTGCACCCATGGGTGGCGCTGCTCCATCGATAGGATAAATAGATATATGATACTACGAGAACTTTTTTACATTGACCCTAACACAAGACATGTTGCAAGCGATATGCGGTATAATCCAAATGATGATAAATCGTTAATGCAGCGGTCAGATACGCGCAAGACACGGTTGTCTCTCAGACAAATTAACGAATTACGTAAGAGCAGCGAAGCTCATATTTTAGAACAAGAGGTTGAATTAGCATTTGTTCATTCAATGTATTCAACACCGCCCCCGGCGGCATAAATAATTTCTAAAATATTAAAAAACCACCGGTTTGACCCCATATTTACGTTCTTTTTTATAAGTAGTGTAAATATAAGACAGCCTTGTATAAAATTTATCACAGGAGATTAACATGACTGACCGTACAAAATTTGAAGCCATGCTTGAGGCATTGATCAACGAAGATCATGAAGCAGCAAAAGATATTTTTCACAACATCGTAGTAGGTAAATCACGCGAGATTTACGAAAGATTATTAGCAGAAGAATTTAAAGAAGAAGATGATGATGCCGAAGATGACGCATTTGGTGCTGATGATGATGAAGAAGGCGAAGACGATGACATGTTTGGTGCTGACGACGAAGAAGGCGAAGACGATGACATGTTTGGTGCTGACGACGAAGAAGGCGATGAATTTGGTGATGACGAATTTGGTGATGAAGAAGGCGACGAAGGTTTAGAAGATCGCGTTATGGATCTTGAAGATGCATTAGACGAATTAAAATCAGAATTTGAACAATTATTAGCTGGCGAAGAAGATGAACCAGAACATGATGACATGTTTGGTGCTGATGATGAATTAGGCGGCGATGAATTTGGCGGCGACATGATGGGCGGCGATGAATTTGGCGCTGGCGAAGAAGAAAATGAATTCCAAAGCATGTTTGAATATGTAAACAAAGTTGCATTACCTAAACATGGTAACAACGGTGATAACAACACAAGTTTGTTTAATAAACCTAAATACAATGACATGGGCGGCGTAGCTCCTAAATTTGGTGGCACAGCTTCAGGCGAAGGCACTAAAGGTGGATTATTAAAACCTACAACAACTAAAATGGACGGCGGAAACCAAAATGTACCTGGCAACGCAAAAGCTCCTAAGTTACAAAAAGTACCTGCAGGACACGGTAGTGAAAGAAAAGGCACTGGCGAAAAAGCAGCAAACACAAGAAGTTTGATACCAGGTAGAAAGTAATATATGTTACATCTCCGAGAAAACCTTAGCTTCAACGAAGCACAAATGATCGTTGAATCCGACGACAAGGAAGGAAAAAGTTTGTATATGAGCGGTATTTGTATACAAGGCGGTATCCGTAACGCAAATCAACGTGTGTATCCTGTGAGCGAGATTAGCAAGGCTGTTAAAACCCTCAACGATCAAATTCAAAACGGTTATTCTGTGCTCGGAGAAGTAGATCATCCAGATGATCTAAAAATAAACTTAGACCGAGTTTCACATATGATAACTAACATGTGGATGGAAGGTCCAAATGGTTACGGTAAACTTAAAATTTTACCAACACCAATGGGACAATTAATCAAAACAATGTTAGAAAGCGGAGTGAAACTCGGCGTCAGTTCACGCGGATCTGGTAACGTTAGTGATAGCGGATCCGGTGAAGTTTCAGATTTTGAGATTATCACAGTTGATATGGTAGCTCAACCTAGCGCACCAGGAGCTTACCCTACGCCAATTTATGAACACCTAATGAATACAAAAGGTGGACTTAAATCTTTTCGCATAGCGGAAGAAGTTAGAGGAGATCCTCAAGCGCAAAAATACCTCAAAGAGAGCTTATTGAATATAATAAGCAAACTCCAATAGTACAGGAGAATCACATATGTTGGATGCACTAAAAACTTTATTTGAAAACAATGTGGTTTCGGCAGAGATCAAAGAGTCTATTGAGCAAGCATGGGAATCACGCATTGTAGAAAACCGTAATCAGGTTGCTCAACAACTACGCGAAGAATTTGCTCAAAAATATGAGCATGATAAAAACACTATGGTTGAAGCAGTAGATCGTATGATCTCTGAACAACTATCAAGTGAACTTAGCGAATTTGTAGATGATCGTAAACAACTAGCAGAAATGAAAGTTAAATTTGCTAGAAAAATGACCGAAAGCGCAAAGACTGTTAACACATTTGTTACCCGTCAACTAGCACAAGAAGTTAAAGAATTACACGAAGATCAAATGTCAATGGCAAATAAATTTGGCACATTAGAACACTTCGTAGTAGAAGCTCTTGCACAAGAAATTGCAGAGTTCTATAAAGATAAAAAAGACGTAGCCGAATCAAAAGTTCGTCTGATTCGTGAAGGTCGTCAAGAAATCAAACGAGTAAAACAAGAATTTGTAAAACGCGCAGCAGTAATGGTTGAAAGTGTTGTAGGTCAAACCTTAAACGCTGAAATTACTTCATTAAAAGAAGATATTGAATCAGCTCGTCGTACAGATTTTGGTCGTAAATTATTCGAAGCGTTTGCTGCTGAATATCAATCGAGCTACTTGAATGAAAAATCCGAAACTGCAAAATTGCTCAAAGTCATAGACATGAAAAATTTAGCCATCAATGAAGCTGCACATGCAGTTGTCAAAGCTGACCAAATATTAGAAAGCAAACAAGCAGAAATCGTTGCGTTGAAAGAGTCGCAAGAAAGAAAAGCAGTTATGAGCGAATTGTTGGCTCCTCTAAACGCTGAACAACGCTCTATTATGGGCGAATTGATGACGAGTGTAAAAACTTCAAAACTTAACGAAAGTTTTGAAAAATATTTACCAGCAGTAATTTCTGGTAAACAAGCACCACAAAAAAGACAAGCTCTTGTAGAAGCTAAAGAAATAACCGGAAACAAGATTGTTTCCACAACCACCCGTAGCAGCGAAGATGAATCAAACATTATTGATATCCGCCGCCTCGCTGGTCTATAAAAATTTAGGAGAATTTAAATGTCAGAACTACTTAATGGCCGTTGGGCAGAAACAAAACAAGCACTTTTAGAAGGCTTGTCAGGTACAAAAAAATCAGTAATGGGCGTAACACTTGAAAATA